ATTTTCAATGAATTGGAATTGGTCAGCCTAACTGGTAGTGTTGCCCTTGGCGAGAATCCGCAGATCAGTACTAGTTATTCACTGGATGGACAAATTTATTCACAGGAAAAGTTTATCACTGTAGGCACAATTGGCAATCGTCAAAAGCGCCTAGCATGGTTTCAGCAGGGTCACATGAGGAATTGGCGCATTCAGCGTTTCCGTGGTGACAGTGATGCTCATGTGTCTTTTATTCGGCTTGAAGCCCAGATTGAAGCATTGGCATACTGATGGCAACCGCACCAGTTTCCCGCAGACTAAATTTGACGAGAGATCAGCTCGCCACGTTTCTGACTGACCAACAACAAATTCGGCAGTTTGAATTACTGTTTTCTGTCGTTGATGAAATTCAAGTCATTATTGGGACTGACTTTGAATATCAGGCAGACACGGCAAGCGCAACAGCAAACGAGGCACTTGCACAGATTGCTGCTTTGTCACAAAGCATGGCGGTAGAGGATGCTGCTCTTAATCCAAAGGTAAATCAAGCCCTGAGTCAGTTGGCCTCTATTGCACAAGATACCGCAGTTGAGGATGCTGTCCTAAATGCCAAAGTGCAACAGACCTTAGATGCGATTCCAAGATTGGCTCAAGCATTGGATTTGCTTGCACTTGCTCCTGTGCGTAATAATATCGAACTGGAGCACGATGTAAATGGCATCTTGCCGTATATAAACCAAACCCAACGGGTGCGATCTAATCAGGTGCTGACATGGCTTTCGATGTAATTACACCCGCAAAACTTGGTCAAGCCGCCATCACAACTGGCGTGACTACTCTTTACACAGTGCCAGCATCAACCAGAACTTTGCTCAAAGAATTTAGCATTGCTAACACAACGGCAGCCGCCATCAATGTGCGAGTATTTTTAGTTCCATCAGCTGGTTCGGCAGGCACAAGTAATGCGTTTTTGTACGATGTATCTGTTCCAGCCAATAACGCCCTGCAATACAATGGTATTGAGGTGCTGAACGCAGGCGACACAATACAGATTCAAGCAGCATCAACTGGTCTCACAATTATCGCCAGCGGTGGCGAAGCCACATAAGGAGTATGAAATGACCGTATCAATCAAGGTGCTGATACCACCAAAGCAAGCTGAAGGCGTACAGACTACACAGTACACCGCTGTGAACTGTAAAGCGATTATTGACAAATTCACTGCCACCAACACCACGGCAGGAAATGTGACGATCAGCGTTAACTTGGTGACAGTTTCTGGCAGTGCTGGTGTATCTAACTTAATCGTAGACACTCGTAGTATTGCGCCCGATGAAACCTACACATTTCCTGAACTAGTTGGGCAAGCATTGGAGTCTGGTAGTTTCATATCAACCATTGCTAGTGCAGCCACATCTTTGACAATCCGAGCATCAGGCCGAGAAATCACTTAAAGGAGCACAGCATGAAAGAATTTATGGTTATCCCACGGGGCTTTAATGGCTTGCCGATGGAAGAAGAATTTTTGACCAACGCAGAGAATAAAAAGAACTATGCCGTTGCTGTTGCTGATTGGAACTATGGCCCTGAAATGCCAACCAATGAGGCTGGCGCAAATAAGGAGTTCTACGCAAGTTTGGCAGAGGCGATGCAATGCGATGAAAAAGACGCAAGACGCAAGCATTGCTCGAACTGCGAATATTACGACAACAGCTTTATGACCCAAGTGCGTATTGAGCGCATCCCAATGGCGGCTTATGACAAGGGCGCAGGATTCAGGGGTCACTGCGAAAAGCTGAACTTTATCTGCAACGATATGCGGGTTTGTCAGGCTTGGGAAGATAAAGAAGAGGATTGACCTTTTGTCAATTTGTGCGAAAATCAAGCCGCTGAGTTCTGGCATCCAGCGGCCTGCCCTAAATAGGAGTTGTGCATGGTTGTCCAAATAATAGATGCAAAAGTCCCTGCTGACCATTTGCCTATTTATCGCTTAGAAGGTGCGCTTTTACAGCTTCCCCAAGTGGATATGCCTGTTCAGCACGCATTTTGTGCTGGTCTTTATGCACGGACAATGCATATTCCTGCTGGCACTATTCTGACTGGTGCAATCCACCGAGAGGAATCATTTTTCTTGGTACGCAAAGGTGAATTGATTGTTAGCACAGACAATGGCCCATGCACTCTAAGATCAGGTGATATGAGCGTTTCTAAGATTGGAACTAAACGTGCTGGCATTGCCTTAACTGATGTCGAGGTGACCACATTTCATGCAAACCCAACTAATGAGCAAGAACCACAAAAATTATGGGACTTGTTTACCATTCCAGCGCCAGCACCAGTTCTTGAAACTGCACAGATAGCGCAATTGGAGGAATCAAAATGACATTTGGATTATCAGGAGCAGCACTGGCAGGCATTGCCGTTGGTGGTGCAACGCTTATCTCTGGCTTGGCTCAATCAGAGGCAGCAGAAAGCGCAGCAGCAGCACAAACAGGCGCAGCTCAAGCAGGCATTGAAGAGCAGCGCAGACAGTTTGATGCTTTACAAGCACTATTAAAACCCTATGTAGAGGTTGGTGCGCCAGCAATGGCTCGTTTTCAAGCATATGGTGAAGCAGGGCCTAAAGCCTTTGAACAACAACAAGCAATAGCGGGTATTCTTGGCCCTGAGAGACAAAGAGAAGCGATTGCTCAAATTGAACAAGGCGGTGGCTTTCAAGCAAGGGTGCAAGCTGGTGAAGAAGCATTATTGCAACGTGCATCTGCCACTGGTGGATTGCGTGGTGGGAATATCCAAGCGGCATTGGCTCAATTTAGACCACAAATGTTGGAACAAGAAATTCAACGCCAATACGGAAGACTTGGTGGATTCACAGATATTGGTCGTGAAACAGAAGCTAATTTGCTAAAAATCGGTCAAGCATCTGCCGCAGGAGTAGGCGCACAAGGCATAACTACTGGAACGAATATTTCAAACTTGTTGGCTCAACAAGGTGCAGCACAAGCTGGCGCTGAGATAGCACAGGGCAGAGCATACGGAGCAATCCCAACAGCAATATCTGGTGGCCTTGGATTATTCAGCGGTCTCGGAGGTAAATTCTGATGCAACCTATCAACTATGGGGTTCAAATCGCTGACCCAACACAAACATTCTTAGGCGCATTTCAGACTGGAGCAAGCATCCAAGAAGCAAGGCTTAGACAAGAACAGCAACAACAACAAATGGCAAATCAGAAACTGATTCAAGAAGGATTAGCCAAATTACGTCAGCCTGGTGCAACTACTGAAGATGTTTCAAATCTTGCAATGATTTTGCCAAAAGATCAAAGCGAAACTGTAATCAAAGCATGGGCGTTAAAAACAGACGCACAAAAACAGAATTCACTTAATCAAGCAGGAAAAGTTGTATCTGCTTTATTTGCTGGTGAAAATGATATTGCACAACAACTAATAAACGATCAAGCTGTTGCAATGCGTAATTCAGGAAATGAGGAGGGTGCAAAGTTTTTGGAAACGTGGCGTGGCGTTACAGAAGTAAATCCTACTGCCTCACAAAACTTTTTCACAGCAGAACTTTTGCGCTTACCAGGTGGTGAGAAAATTGTTGAAAATATTGTTAAACTTAATACAGAACGCAGAGCAGAAGCCTTACAACCAAGCGCATTGAAAAAGGCTATAGCAGAGGCAGACGAAGCGGTCGCTAAAGCAACCACAGCACAGCAAACAGCCAAGAATGCACCAGAGAAAGCAGCCGCTGAAGCCGCACTCGCAACCGCAAATGCCAACAAAGCCAGAGTGGAGGCACAGTTTGCAGAGCAGCAACAACTTGCCACTCTTGAGAAAAGCAATTGGGATGTTAAAAATCTCAAAAGCCAAATAAGTAACCGTGCAGCACAACTTAATTTGCAAACACAAGAAGTTACCGCAACTGTGGCTGAGAAATTAGCATCTGTTGGTCAAAAATTAAATGAAGTTCCAGCAGATACAAAGAAACTAATAAATGAATCTGCTGTTGCAGCGGCAACATCTAGACAATCTGCTGGTCAATTTAATGATTTAGCAAAACGTCTTGAAGCCGAGGGTGGTGGTTATGGTGTTTTTTCAAGCGCATCTGACTTTCTAAAAAGAGGTGTTGGTTTTCAGGGTGGCATTACTCAATTGCGCCAAGAATATACACGGCTTAGAAATACAGCGGCTATAAAATCCTTGCCACCAGGCCCTGCAACAGATAAAGACATTGCTTTAGCATTGCGTGGTTTCCCAAGCGAAACCGCATCAGCCTCAGATTTGTCGAGCTTTTTGCGTGGTATGGCTAAATTGCAAGACATTGATGCTTCAATCAATAACGCCAAAACAGATTGGCTTACCAATAATAATGGGTCTTTGGCACGAGCTAAGACTACTTTTGTTGCGGGTGACTATGCGGCAAAAGCAGGTGAAAATTTCAATGATTTTTCAACACGAATTATTGATGATGTAACGAAAAAATACGACCCTAGAACGCAGACATCATTAGTTGAACAAATCCCAACACCTAGAAGTCCTCAACCAATGGCGGCACAAAATAACATTCGATCAGCGGCAGATGCAATTTTGGCTGGAGGTCGATAAATGGCAACCGCAGACGAATACGCAGCATGGATTGTAAAAAACTCGGCTAAACGGGGTACGCCTGAGTTTGATACTGTGGCGCAGGCTTATCAAATTGCAAAAGCAGAAGAAACCACTGCTCGTACTAGACAGCAACTTGCGCCTGTACCACCAACGCCAAGTGTGCTAGGTCGTATTATTGGCGCTGGTGAAACCGCCCTGACTTTAGG